ACATATTTTTTTAATTCTCACGTGAGGGGAGGGGGTGGAAAATGTCGAAAAAGGCAACTAAAAATGAAATCAAACAAGACTTATTAGATCAATTAGAGAGAAATGGTACGGTAGGGAAATACTATATTGACCTTGTCGATGATTATATGGACCTATGGAGCACAAAAAAGAAGCTCATTGCCGATATCAAAAAGAGAGGCGTAACAGTAAAATATCAGAATGGCGAGAATCAATGGGGTTATAAGAAAAACGACTGTGTAGACCAATTAATAAAAGTTAATCAGCAGATGATAAAACTTTTGGATGCTCTCGGTATTAAGCCATCCGGACAGGATGGTGATATAGATGAGTTCGACTTGGAAATGTAGACAAAAAGATTATCACCTATATATAGATCAATACATGGATGATTGTCGCAGCGGAAAAAACATTGTAGGAAAAGATATTCTGTTAGCGCTCGATTACATCGAATATAAACTGAATGATGACGATGTATTTATTGATACAGAAAAAATAAACAAAGCAGTAGAACTGATAGAAAGATATTTTGAAATAAAATTATTTGACTGGGAATTGTTTGTTATTGCTTTAATACATTGCTATTATAAGTCAACAGATACTGTTGTTTTTAGTACAATTTTTATTATGATGGGCCGTGGAAACGGGAAAAATGGATTTATTTCTCCTGTAGCATGGTATCTTACAACCCATTACCACGGAATTAAAGGGTACAATATAGATATTGTAGCTAACGCTCAAGACCAAGCTCAGACATCGTTTTTTGATATATACGATATGCTGGAGCGGACGTGGAAAAAATCAAAAAGATTTTTTTATAAAAGCAAGGAAAACATCACTAATCTTATCACAAAGTCTTATATAAAATTCAATACATCTAATGCTAAAACAAAAGACAGTAAACGCACTGGGTGCCTCATATTCGACGAAGTACACCAGTATGAAAATTATGACCAAATAAAAGTTTTTACATCGGGCTTTGGAAAGCGGAAACATTCCAGAGCTTTTTATATTACAACTAACGGAAATGTTCGTGAAGGGGTTTTAGATGACATGTTAGCAATTGCTAGCGATATACTAAATGGTACAATCAAAAACTTGAGATGGTTGCCATTAATATATCGAATTGATGACGAAAAAGAAGCTCTGGACCCTAAAATGTGGCACAAAGCTAATCCATCTTTAAAATATTTAGATACACTAAAAGTCGAGATGGAGCAAGAATTTATAGAAATGAAATATAGGCCAGCAATAGAGGAAGAATTTTACACAAAACGCATGAATTGGCCTAAAGGCAATAGGGAAATGCAAGTAACAGATTGGGAAAATATAGTTGCGACAAATAAACCTTTACCAGATTTAACAGGATGGGATTGCACTGTTGGAATAGACTATGCACAGTTGCGAGACTGGGCGGCGGTTAATTTCCATTTCAGAAAAGGTGATATGCGATATGACTTGGGACGGTATTGGGTGTGTACAAGAAACCCAGATTTATCAAGAGTGAAAGCACCGTGGCAAACTTGGGATACTTGCGTACCGGTTGACGATGCGGAAATTCATCCTGAAATGTTGACAAACTATATTTTGGAGATGGGGCAAAAATACAATATCAAGAAAATTGCCATCGATAATTTTCGGTATGCACTGATGAAGGATGCACTTGAAAAGATAGGCTTTGACCCAAAGGAAAGAAAAAACCTGTATCTTGTAAGACCATCTGACATCATGAAGATTCAACCCGTAATAGACAGCTGCTTTAACAAGCAGCTTTTTATATGGGGCGATAATCCGGCACTAAGATGGGCGACAAACAATACAAAACTTGTCCGATCGGGTAAAAAAGAAGGAACTGACACAGGCAATTTTTATTATGCAAAAATCGAAGGTAAGAGCAGAAAAACGGATCCGTTTATGGCTCTGGTTGCAAGTATGGTTATTGAGGACGAGCTTAGTACTGACCAAAGCATATTTGATGATCTGCCTGTCATCATAGGGTAGAAAGAAGGTGATAGATTGGGCTTAATAAGTTGGCTAAAAGAAAAACTTAGCGGTGATATAGTCCCTCTGAATGTAGATCCGGCTCTGATAGATGAATATGCTTCATTGGTTAGTAATGTTTATATTCGAGAGATGGCATTTTGGTCCGCTGTAAATGTTGTAGCAAATGCGGTCAGCAAATGTGAATTCAGAACCTACATGAATGGTAAAGAAATTAAAGACCGTGAATATTATCTTTGGAACATTGAACCAAACAAGAATCAAAATTCGAGTGAGTTTATTCACAAACTAATTGCAAAACTATATAGAAATAATGAGTGTCTGGTAATAGAACAAAATGGTCAATTGCTAGTAGCTGATAATTTTGTAAAAACAGAATATGCATTATTTGACGATGTATTCTCACAGGTAACTGTTAAAAATTTCATCTTTAATCGTACATTCACACAATCAGAGGTCCTATATTTCAAGCTACACGAAGAGAATATACGAAATATAGTCAATGGACTATATGAAAGCTATTCAAAATTAATTACTTATAGTATGAAGGCTTATCAGCGTTCAAGAGGAACCAAAGGAATATTTAAGTATGATGCATTGCCAATGGCAGGTACAGAAGAAAGAAAATGGTTTGATGCTCTGATAAATGAAAAAATTAGTAAATGGTTAACTAGTGATAATGCAGCATTACCTCTAGGGAAAGGACAGGAATGGCAAGAACTCCAACATAAGACATATACAAACGAGAGTACCCGAGATATCCGAGCACAAATAGATGATATATCAGACTTTACAGCCAAGGCTTTTGGAATTCCGCCAGCCTTGCTTAGGGGAGATGTTCAAGATACGTCAAAAGCTGTGGATCAGCTTTTAACATTTTGCATAGATCCTCTATGTGACATGTTACAAGAAGAAATCAATCGTAAGAGAAATGGATATGCGGGGTTCAGTCAAGGAACTTATCTAAAAATTGACACGAAGAGTATTAAGCATGTTGACTTATTGAGTGTTGCGACAGCAATAGACAAGTTAATTGCAAGTGGTTGCTTTACAGTTAATGATATCAGAAAAGCTGTTGGTGATGAGCCTATTGATGAAGAATGGGCTAATAGCTTTTTCATAACGAAAAATTATGCACCTATAGAAGAAATATTAAACTCATTAGGAGGTGATTAGTTGGACTTAACTGGTAAGACATTTGGAAAATTAAAAGTTATTGAAGTTGCGGGCAAAACTGCTGATGGACATAAGAAGTGGTTATGTATTTGCGAATGTGGAAACAAAAGAATTGTAGCTCAAAACCATTTAAAAAGGAAAAATGGAACAAGAGTTTGTAAAGAATGTGCAAGACATACAGCTGCCGAAAAACGAAAAATTCACGGAGATTTTGGTACAAGACTGTATTCAATTTATTACGGGATAATTTCTCGAATATATAATAAAAATGACATAAACTACAAAAATTATGGTGCCAGAGGTATAAAAATTTGTGATGAATGGAGGAAATCTTATCTTGCGTTTAAAGAATGGGCATTAAATAACGGTTACTCCGACAATCTTAGTATTGACAGAATAGATGTAAATGGCGATTACTGCCCTGAAAATTGTAGGTGGGTAACTCCGAAAGTACAAGGTAACAACAGAAGAAATAACCACTATTTAACGATTAATGGACAAACCAAAACAATCACAGAATGGGCAAATGAAGTAGGGTTGTCAGCAACAGCAATAAGAAATAGGCTTCGTAAAGGGTACAATCCAGAGGAAGCGGTTTATATACCTTATCGCAAGGCAGTAAAAACATTCTAAAGGCGCTGGAAGGGGGTGAAGATGGTGAGAAATAAATACTATGCACTAGAATCCAACGGGAAAGAAGTTGATATATACATCTTTGGCGATATAACATCTTGGGAATGGTTTGAAAATGATGTATCTAGTTACACTTTGTCTAAAGAACTTCAGGAGCTTGATAAGGACATAGAATTTATAAATGTTCATATCAACTCCTACGGTGGAGAAGTAGCTGAAGGTCTTGCAATCTACAACATGCTTCGAAACCACAAGGCTAAAGTAAGAACTTATTGCGACGGATTTGCTTGTAGTATAGCATCCGTTATTTTTATGGCCGGAGATGAACGCATTATGAATGCTGCATCGCTGCTTATGGTTCACAACGCATGGATGCGCACTGCCGGAAACGCCGCACAGCTTCGTAAAGATGCTGATGACCTAGATAAAATTACCCAGGCGTCTATTGAGGCATATAAAAGCAGGGTTAATATCTCGGAAGATGAGATTAAGGAGCTGCTTGATAACGAGACCTGGATACTACCTAGCGAGGCATTGGAGATGGGTTTTGCTACATCTATTGTAGGTGAAGCTATAAACGATAAGGCTGCTGCAAGTGCTAGAAAGGCGCTTTTTAATTTAGTAAAAAATGCTAATGAAAGCAATCTTAAACCTAACCTTAACTCGATCCAAAAACAAGAGCCACCAAAAGAAAATAAACCACAAAAATTTATAGCGGCATTATTTCGCTAATTTTTATGTAAAGGAGAGATGAATTTATGAAGAATTTA